AAAGAGTGTCATCAGTACCACGTTCCCCAACAGTGAACAACTGTGTACGACACGTGAACACATCACATTGCCTAACTTAACTCCGATTAGTCTAACCTAACATCGCCTCGCTCCGCTCGGCTTATGTCCGCTCCGCTCGCGCACCATTCAGCACTACACAACCCAACCTAATAATGTTCTACGTGAAACAATGACACGCTCGGGTCCGTAGTGGATTATGTGAAATTATAAAAACACTTGTATTCTAGAATATGTATGCTATAATTAGGGTACAAAGAAATGGAGGGCTTAAGAAATGAGTGATAAGAGATTTAAACAAATACGTAATTATTTTTATTCAATAAAAGATGAGTGTATAAAATTAATGTCTGTTTGTGATAATGTGAATAATGTCAATCGTATCTTTCACGAATATTATGTTGAATTACTTGGAGCTTATACAGCTGACTTTATGTTAACTGATTATGAACATCAAAGAATTAAACTATTAAGTTTACATGATGAGTGTTTGAGTTTAATGCGTTTTAAATGTTTGTTATATATGAATGTATTAAATGATGATGTAATTTTAGAAATAAAATAAAATGGAGGAAGCAAATGACTAAGGAAAAATATAAAGAGTACATTCAAAATTCTTATGATGGTGTTTTAGAGCGAGTTAGTGGTTGGCATGAGTTAGTTAACGTGCTAAAAATATTATCTGATTATATTAGTGATTGTATTGACACAATTGAGGATATTTATAACGATAAAGATATTAATTATCAATCTTATGTTGAATTGAATGAAATGATTAGTTACAAGCTTAAAGAAGTTTGTAGGATTGTGAAGAAGGGCTAGAGTATGAGTAATTACACTAGCCTCAGCCGCTTATGTTCTGAATTGAATAGAACGCTCGGCATTACAAGCGACATTGAAAGAGAGAACTTAATACACTCTTATTATAATCAAGGTTTGATTAGTTACAGACAATATTATTTGTTACTTGTCAGCGTTAGAAGGCATGAATATATTAATAATATGTTTGTGTCTATGTATAGCGAGAATTGGTAGGTGATATTTGTGGAATTTATGGAACATTCTTTCGGTGAAATTATAGGGTTGTTTTATAATGGGTTGTGTGTTGCCTCATATGAAATTATTAAAACGAGTAATATTAGATGTGATATTAAGTTAAATTTGTACCATCATTTTAATAGGCACAGAGCTATATTAGAAGATATTAATGTTAATGGTGTTGAACATGCTGTTTTAGATTATATGACCATGCAAGCTTATAATGATACGGAAGATCGTAATAAAATGTTTGCATTTGCTGTTGTGGCTTATTTTACAAAACAAATTAACAAGGGGGTTAAATAATGTTATTGGTGGATACACCCGAAAGCTTAGAATTTTATTTTATATTTGACGATTTAATTGTGGTTCATTCTACAGACTATAAAATTGTTCAAGGTATGTATAATAAGTATCATGAAAAGTATGGTGATAAACATACATACTATTTATATACTGTTGGTAAATACAATTTAAAAATGTGAACTTAAAAGAGTGCAACAATGGCACTCTTTTTATTTTAATATTTGCTGAGTATATAGCTTAATAGTCTTTTCGTTTCCTGGTTGTTGTAATAAACACATCCATCCCGATATGATCGTATTAACACGTTTAGACGTTGGTCTTTACGCCATAGCTTAGCTATCAACATATTCTCACGGCTTGTTGTTCCTATGTTATAACAATAACCATATTCTTTATTTGTTTGTTGGTTAATGTAAATATATCCTGTATTCATATCAACCCATGTACCATAATAAACACCTTCAAAATATAACGTACATAAATAATCACACTCTGGCGTTTTCTTTTTAATAAAATCATTTGTATCATATGCAAAGTTACCAGCGTTATATTCTCCGTATGTTGTCCCGGAGATTAATTTATGGAATTTCGATTTTTCTTGATTTCCTTTTCTATATTCACTATGACAAATTTGTACAACGATCTGTTCAACGGATTCATTCCCTTTGAATGTATTAAATTCTTTTTTTGGGTCGGGTGCGATACCAAAATAACTAAAATAAGGGTTAACGATACTTGCGTTATTTGCTAATAAATATACATGTCCTTCTCGTTGTCTAAATATAGAGTCAATGATATTTAATAATATTTCTACTTCATTCGGGATGTAGGCATTAAATCCGGCCTTTTCCGGTATAAATTCGTCCACAATAATTGTGTCGATGTCTACATAACTTGTTGATTTTAAACTCGCGAATGCTGTTAAAGATGTGGCATATCCCATTTCACAACCATTTATGTAAAAGGTGGTAAAATTGCTACCACCTGTAATTTTAAACTCATCATCTTTGAAGTTTTCAAACTGATCGTTTAGGAATGTTTTGATTTTCTTTAAGTCCGTTTTGTATCTTCTAAGATAAAGAAATTGTTTTCCTTTTTTCTTGTATCGACTGATACAGTCTTTTTTGAACCCATATGTTTTACCAATTCCACGACCGCCAATGATAAAGTTTAGAAATTTATTGTATGATTTTATGTTAGTTGGATTATACCAATCTATTGAACGTGTCATTTAAACACTCCATACGGCAAGTAATTAACACCCTTTGAATTTAATTCACCGCCTGCCATCCATCTACGTTTTCCACTACTGCCAATCCAACTAATCCACACGAACCCATCACGCTTAACATAACCGTCATATCGTACACTCATACCATTTGTATAATATAAACCTGTGTCATTTCCTTTTTGACTTGGTGCTTCTCTAATTTTTATTGTGCAATTCGGATAGAAAGTTCCATATTCCTTAATAAAATCACTTGGAATTTCATTTAATACCTTTTCATTTTTTTCATCACTTAAAATCATAGCTTTAGGCATAAAAGCCGTATCGAATGTTGCTGAATATGGTAGTGTAACGATATTTACTAAACCGTTCTTATCTCCTTGGTTAGCACCTAAAAAGCGACCGTATACACCGTTTACATCACTGTCAAAAATAGCAACATGACTCCAAGGCGTAATATTTGGCACTTCCTTGAAAACGACAATAGCACCTGGCTGTAGTTTTGTAATTTCAACGCAATTATATGTCATTCCATTTGTTTTTCTGTTTAACCAAATATCTTTAACATATCCACTACTTGTGCAATTAGCACCTTTAAATCCGTTCTTTTCACACCAATCATAGTATAAATCCCAACATTGAGAACCATAAGCACCATCGCGATCTATATATGTACCTAATACTTTTCTTCTATAATCATAATATTTATTCACATCAATATTCATATTTATTACCTCCTAGAAAATATTGAAGAATAATCCATATTCCTGTAATTCTGTGTATAATTCATTTTCGATAGTAATAACCGCACGTCTTGAGCCTTGTAACACTTCCGCCAGTGTTTGTATACCGATATTACCTTTACGCGTAAAGCTGTATTCTTCATGTCCTGTTGTATCATTCGCGCTTTTTGGTTTAGTGATCGTTTTAGCGATGTTATTAACATAGTCGTTTGTTTCAATATCAATACGTCCCTCGGGAGTTACAGACTGTAACGCAATACTTGTATCTTCTCCGCTTGCTTGTGTATTCCCTCGACTGTCTCGTGTATAAGTTTCCGTGTAGTTTGTGTTTGCGGTTGGGTCGTCTTGATCTTGAAATGGAATGGTTTTAAACAAAGTATAATACCGGTCCATATTAATCTCAAACCAATGTTGAAGTTCAAATTTCCAATAAGCGTAGGTCTCTTGTCCAATTTCATCAAACCAAAAATGCTTTAAAATTCCCGTTTCTAACGCTTTACGTCTTTCAAGATCATCATAAAAAGGATAATCAAAATCAAAAATCTTTTTTCGTGCGATCTCTAGCACTTCCATATCACTAAGTTCATATTGCGCGTCAAGTAACTCTGTAAATGCCAGGTTGTGACAGACTCCGCAAATGGTTTCGGTATTTTCAGCGAGAACCGGACTTTGTAAAGTCAATAAATAGTTAGGTACTTTTAATTTGTTAAACATATTAATCACCTTCTTTAACATCTAAATTTTTATCAATATTAAAATCTTTCACACTTGTGTTAGAATCTAATTCTAGCAATTTCATGATGTCCTCAAAATCCTCATATGGCGCAAATTCGACACTAGCATTTAAATTAAATTTCTTATTTAATTCTTCAATCGCCTTTTTACGCTCACCAAGCCAAATATTACGAGAAGCAATAACCTGTTGATTGTTGGCGTTGACTTCATCCGAAACTAATCTTTCTTTTTTATCCATGTTGGCATTTTCAATGCCTAAAAATGTCATACACTCACGTAAAATCGCTTGTTTCATACCGTGTAACTCATCCGCAATAAAAGGCGCGTTTGTATGTAAAACATTAATATCTTCCATCCTAAAACCTTTTGAGGTAAATATCGTTTGAACGCCTTGCAAAATCTTTTTCATGAATACTTTAAATTGCTGTAACATTCTTCTATCACCCGTAATAATATACGGTGTCCATTGCATTGTTAAGTTTTGGTCCATCGTTCGACTTGTCAGCGCTAATTTTTTAGCGTAAAAATTTAAGTAAGGGAATAAACCCACATATAAAGGGCTGTTTTTCATTACGACGCATTCTTCACTCGTTAAGTTTTTCTTTACAAGTGGGCTTGTTGAAACTGTATGATATTCGGTTGGCATTTGATAGTGGTTTAACCGACCGCCTAATGTGATTTCACTACAGATTAAGCCTAATCTTTCATCATTATAAAAACCAATATAACCACGTGTTTGTAAGATATATTCTAGATAAAATGTGTTAATGGACTCCGGCAAACCTTTATATTTAAACATATTTAAGCTTAACATTTGTAAATACGTATAATAGATAAAGTCAGCCTCTCCATTGTTCATCGTAGCAACATCCACCGCATTACGGCAATAATCTGTAAACGAACTCGTGTCATTCAATAAATCCATTTTAATCATCTCCTTTTAATTATATGTTAAATAAAAAAGGTTGAACCGTCAACCTTTTATATTAATGTACTTTCTTTTCTTTATAATTCCCGTATTTATCACACTGTGTATATGAATATCTTTCGCCGTTATTTTGGCTATAATCACCAACATTCTTATTGTGCCATAGGGTAACACCATTATCAAATACACGTTTGATTTTTTCCAAGTCGTTCGGGTCGATATTCGTACCTTTAATATTACATTTTACCGTTTGAATGTAGTTCCATGATATTTTAGATCGTAAATTAGGGTAGTCAATTGTATTAGTGGCATAACCGCGCATATTCCATATTTTTTCTAATTTCTGTTTATATTCATCTGTTGGCCTATACACATATAATACAAATGTGTTTAAATCCAATGCGATTTGTCGCATTAGATCATTAGAACCCGTTACAATACTGTCGGCGGTAGCCTGTGCGTCATGAATACGAGCGTTGTAGCTATCCATAGCATTTTGAATGTTCGTTTGATTTTGATACTGTGTTGTTAACTGTCTCAATTGGTTACTAATTGCGGTTGATTGACTGTTAGCACTAGCCTGTGCATTTGCGTTTGCAAGAGCGTTTGCATTTTGTAGATTAGTCTGTTTTGTATTAATTTGGTTTTGCATGGCTGTTTGCCCAATACCTAAACCAGCTCCGACTAAACTACCAACCGCACCGCCAATATTACCGGTTAACGCGCTGGCAATACCACCACTTAACCCACCAATCGCACTTATACTCGCATTGATCATATTCGATTTGTTTTGTAGATCATTCAAATTACTAGCTAGGTTCGCATTTCTTCCGGTTACACTTAGATTCAAGTTATTTTGTAAACTTGTTTGCGCACTTAGTGCATTACCGGTTGCGCTCGCTATAGCTGAATTTGTTTCGTTTGACCGTCTAATGTTTGATAATCCAACGTTCATAGAGTTACGTGATGATTGTAACATTAAAGCGGTGGTATCACTAATAATAGGTAAGCTAGTTTCATACTGAGATTCAAACGAATTTTCTAAATTAATTAAACTTGAATAAGAATCATTTGATTTTGTTACTTTATAATTTAATGGCATAATATTCATTTTTGAGCTGTTGGGTGACCCCACACAAATAAATTGAGCGTTTTTCATATCCTGCCATAACTCATTTTTAAAAGCTTTTGTCGTTCCATTATTATCGCTAATAACTAAATAACTATAAGGATACGTGTATAATTTAGTAAATTCACTAAATCCAATAAAAGCCGGTATATTATATACCTGTGTTTTTGGGAATGCGCTTAAATCATTTTCTAGCATGTCATTCATGGTCTTAGCTTTATAAGTTAATATTTGATAATCTCCTTGTTGCTCGCCACTGAAGCAATCACGTTTAATCACAACCTGGCCACTCTCAACAACTAAACCCGGTATTGAATTGGTTACAATAATGGACACACATTTACCGACTAATTTTTCATTTTTTCGTATCGCGTCTAAAACGACTGATAATCCCGAGATTGTTACAGTTGCTCCGCTTACACTGCCAATTTTTAAAGATTTTATATCATTTCCCGTGTATCGATTAAAAGGGAATATATAATAGTTAACTTGACTTGGTGCACCTAGCTGTGCGTTAGTGTAACTATCTTTTCCGGACATATCACATGTCATACCTATAACGGCAAAACTAGTATTTTGGTTAGGGTCTATTAAATACTGTTTATCTGAAATTAAATCTGTACCAACTTCTATATTTTCGGGCTGAGTATTAATACATGGTCTATGTACACCATCACCATTATCATAATATTGTGGTCTATGCTCATAAGCTATATATGATTCCATAAAGTTATTTTCAATCTCAAAACGCCAAGTTTGTATTACATCTGTTTCAAAGCTGATACTTGTAGCATTGTCATTTAGATACCCTAAGCTAGTAATAAAACAATAAATCCATTTTGACTTATTACCTGTATCTCCATTTTGATAAATTAAATAATTGTATAAACGTAGATCATCATAAACACCCGGAACAACTACCGTCCCATCTTTTCTTTGATATGTGTAATTTTCAAATACAATATGATCATAGTTATTAATAAAAAAATTAAATTGTTTATCGGGGGTATCGAATGCACCCCAAAACGTATTATTCATTGCGTCAATTTCTAAACCCTTTAATAAATAAATTTTACTTTGCGGTGTAAATTGACTGTTAACGACTCCTATACTCATTTTAATCATCTCCTTTTATTTTATATTATTAAAAAATAGTTGAATGTTCAACTATTTTATTTGTCTTTGATATAATCATAAATTTCACGTGCTTTCGTTCCGCGCTGTGGTTGATTCGGGTCGGCTGGTCTTTCGTAGTTTGCTAGAAATTCAATCGCTAGTGTATATGGGTCGGCTGTCGACTTTGAAAAGCTTGCGAAACTTTCGGGATAGGTTGCTGTAGCAATCCATTGTTGATTATTTTCCATTTCCCATTGAATTCGCTCACATTCTCCTTGACCAAACTTAGAAACATCCGGGTAATATCCTTTTTCTTTTAGCCAGTCAATTATTTTTGTCCAAGGCGTCCACTGAACTAGTCCATACCCACGAGTTTCTACAGGTTGTGCAAAGGGTACATCGCCCTCCCACCGGTTCGGGTTGACAGTGCTTTCAAAATAAGAGTTTCCTAATATACCAGCAACCGCATTTGCGGTCCAACCTTTCGACTTAAAAAATTGCCAAAACGCAACCCAATTTTGTTTGGATTCATCTTCTGTAAGCGGTCGCGTATTATTAATATCACCAGGAATAAACCACTCACTTGTTGGTGTTGGTGGTTCGGGCTTGATCTCTTCTTTTGTCTTATAAAAACCAAAATCAATACCTAGACCATCTAACATAAAATAATGTTTTGTATATTTATAACTTGGTTCGGGTGTTGGCGGTTGACCACCCTCAAACGTTTTCCATTCTTGACCATATCCATTCACAATATTTGTATCATTTACATAAAAAACATTATTCGGTAATTCTGAACCACTTAACGCGTAGCATTGATTTCCATATCTACATGTAACACCATAATAAACTAATCCAGCGTTTTGTGTAAAAGTTTGGTCGATATGACAGTGGTCACCGGTTGCCATACCAGCCGTACCCGTATGATAAATTAGGTCACCTTGTTTATATTGCGTTGCTGTTGGTGGGTTGGGGTCATGTGTAAAACTAACTGTAACATAGCTTAATCCGTTTGGTGTCCATACGGGATTATCTGAACTGTAGGCGCGTGTATTACCTTGATTATCACTATAACACAAGTGACAAGAAAAAGGCGCATACACGGGGACGCGAACCTGTCCATTAATCGCATTATCGAATGGATGTCCACAACAGTGTGAGTCGGCTGTTGGACTTGACCATTGCGTGATGTTCATAGTTTTCATTGGAAACAAACAAACCTCATGACCATCATGCACTAATTTTTGACCGGGTTTCATAAATTTAATTCCTCCTCTATTATTGTTAATTCTTGCAATTTTTGTTTACAGATATTATATCTTTCATAATCCACATCTTTTAGTATGTGCATAGCTTGCATGTAAAACTCGATATAAAAATATACGGACAGACCTTCCGGTAAATTATAGGGAATATCTTCCGGTTTTTTCATTTTGTAAATACTTGATAATTCACATTCTTTTTTATCCATAATTAATACCTCCTACTATATAATAAAATAAAACTAGCTTATGAGCTAGTTTTTTCTAAAATAAGAGTGATACAAGTATTAACTTCAAGATTTCCATTTGCTTCTTCTTTTCCTGTCCACTTTGTCACAGCTGGTATAAATTGCATATCTACCATCGTGCGGTGTATAGCGCCTGCCGTATATACCGAAACACTAGCACTATTCAAATCAAAATAAACATAATCAATTAAATCACCGCTACTATCTTTAAGTTTAAAAATATTATTTTTTAACATGAAAGTTTTTACACTATAACCCGTTAAGTCTAAACCTTTAAGAATTTGTTCTGTATTATAATAAGGTGCTCCTTTAGTGTAAACTTGATTATATTTAAAATAATAATCTAATTTTTTAATTGTTTTATCTTCATTTTCAGTTAAAACATAATAGTTTCCCGTTCCATCACTATTAAGTGAAACATTATTTTCAACGGTTGGTGTTTCGCTAATCCAAGGGAAAATGTTTTCGCTTGTGTCACTGTATTTTTGTTGGATTTCAACGATATTAACTGTACCCATTCCAACATTAATAGTAGGCTTAGTGTCAATCTGATTGTTCTCAAGCCATAAACTACATTCATTTTTCGTATTAAAAATTGCATTCGCTTTTAATGTTGAATATTTAATATTAACAGATGGCAATAGAGTGTTATTTGTTTTCATTATATCAATCAAATATTTATTTTCATTTAAGATATTGCAATTGTTAAATGTAATTTGTTGTTTTTCTACATTACTTATATAAGGTATCATGAACATGCTTGCATTATGCTTGTTTATAATAGTACAATTATTAAATTCAAAATCATCAACGGTACTAAATATTTCAACTACATTATCCGCGTCTTCTCTTCCAAAAATACAATTGTTAAATATATATTTACAATTCAAATATCCATTAATAACAAACGATGTGCTAAACGCTGTGTCATCATAATAAAAAAACGTGTTATTAATTATATAATTATGTCGTTTACTATTATTTATAGTACAATTAATAATATTTGTGTTACTTAGTCCGCAATTATTTAATATGCACAAAAACCCACCTTGCTCTATTTCAATGTAGTCAATAAACTTAAATAAACAATTAATATTAGAAAAAATACAATACTTAAATTGTGATGAAAAAAATGTTTCGGTTAGTGGTAAATCACTTTTTACAGTGCGCTCAAATTGGATATTACTAAACACACAATTATATATTTGCTTTATGAAAATGTTGTTGTTTAATAGAATCACAGTATTAACACCTATTACATTTGTATTACTAATATTTGTTAATGCGCTACCAATTAAATATGTTTTGTTGCTTAATAAAATATATTTACGGTTTGCGTTTGCACTATCAAAACATTCAGTAAAAGCCGTACTATCATCCGTTACACCATCACCAACCGCACCAAAGTTTTCGGGTAGTAAGAATGGGAAACTTTCATTTTTAGTAACTTCTTGCCATAGTGTGCTTTTAAATGTTTCTAAATTTGTATTGACTAAATTTTCAACTGTCGTATTCAATGTTGGCTGTAATTCGGTCCATTTATCATCAAACTTAGTATTAGTTGTTGTCTGTGCTAATTCAATAACTTGAGGTTTTAACTCTTCCCATTTTTCGTTGAATGTTGTTGTTGTTTGTGTTTTAGCTAGGTTATTAACTGTTTCTGTTAATGTAGGCTGTAATGCCTCCCATTTTTCATCAAATTTATTGCTTGTAGTAGTTTGTGCTAATTCAATAAGTTGAGGTCGTAACTCTTCCCATTTCTCATCAAATTTATTACTTGTTGTTGTCTGTGATAATTCAATAACTTTCGGTTTTAATTCTTCCCATGATCTATTAAATTGTGTGATTGTTGTATCTGTAGATAATTGTATAATCGTAGGTTTTAACTTTTCCCATTCCTCGCTAAATTTATTTGTTGTTGTTTCTTCCACCAGTGAAATAACTTGAGGTTTTAAAATATCCCATTGTTTTTTAAATTCAGCGTCTGTTGTATCTTGTGCCAGCTTAATAACAACCGGTTTTAATTCTTCCCATGACTTATTAAAAGTCTCAATTGTTAAATTTGTAACAAGTTCAATAACTTGAGGTTTTAAGATTGACCATTTATAGTCAAATTCCTCATTCGTCCACTCTTTTGTGGCCTGCTCTAATAATGGTACTACGGTATTCCATGCCTCAATCGTTTCATTCATTGCCGTTACTAATGTATAAACATATCCTTGTAAATAATTTAAACATTGGTAAATATTCATACCCGTATTGAATGCACTCACATATTGCTGAGCTAAATTCTTACCGCTTAACTTTAAAGGCTCGAACTCCGGTAAAAAGTTATTGATCTCAAATTCTTCATGGAGTTCTGAACCGGAAATACTTTCGCTTTCACTTGTAGACGTTTCACTAGAATTTAAAACATTTTGCTTTATTTTATTAAAATCCATATCATTCACCCTCTTTATATCCGATTAATGCTTTTAGTTTATCCGGTAAAATATCACTGTTGATTTTAGAAATGTTTTCGATAATACTAACCACCTCTGTAATAATTGCATAGGTACAAATTACAGGCACTAAATCAACTCCAAAAGGTAAAGTTAAATAAGTCTCCGCGTAGTTAATAGCAATTCCTAACATGTAACAAAAGATAAAACCAACCTTTTTAAAAAGTCCGTCTCTTAATTTGTTCGACTTTATCTGTTCACCTTCTCTTAATGCTCCAACGATTCCGGTAACTAAATCCAAACCGTTAAAAACCAATGCCACCATAATAATTTTCATATTAATCACCTCTTTCATTTTCTATAATATAAAAAAATAGTTGAATGTTCAACTATTTTTTAACTGCCTATTTTTCCTTGTCCTAACCATTTTCCATTTTTACGGATTCGGCTTGTACCTTGGTTTTCTTTACCTACTTTATCATAACTATATTTTGCTATATCCTTCCATGAGTTTGATTTTCGTATTTTTAAAAATCCACTGTCTTTATTCAACGATTTTAACACGCCACTTTTACGAATGCCCCAAGGCCTAAAGTTGGGTATGACCTGTTGAATGCTGTAAATATTTGAGTGCGAAAAAGTAACATCCTCACCTTGTAACTCAATTTTAACGTGTGTAGTGTCATTTGATAATTGGATAAACTTAGACCACTGGCTCGCTCTTGCTGTTCCATCCCAGCCTTGACGATAATTTAAGGGCATTTGTCCGGTGTGCGTAAATATCTTTTCTCTTAATAATTGAGTCCATGAGGCTTGATTGTCTGTTGACTTTGATATTATAATAAAATAATTATACTGTGTAGAAGTATCACCAACATAATACCCATCTGCCTCGTACTGCCCAGCGTCTGTTATAGCGTAACCTACTAAATCTAATATAAACGTTACGCCATAGTTTCCATTATCTGTAAAGTTAATGCCTTTACCAAATCCGGACGCATGGGCGGTTTCTAATGGTGCTCCAAACGGTCCTGTATTGTCCGGCGAACCACCTAAAACTACATTTGCATATGGTCCGGTGTTGTCATATGCACCATAAAAATATTGCCATGTCATTACACACCACCAGCCAAATCATTTTCAGAGCTTCCGCTATTTGTACGGATGTATGAACCGCCGTCAACACTTCCACCAAAGATATTAATATTACCGGTTGCGATGTTTCTACCGTCTGTCATATGACCGTCGAAAATAGTTGCACCTGTTTGTGTCCAAGCTCCGCTGTTCTTTAAGTTAGTTAACAAGATAGATAAATCGTCGTACATTTTACCAATTTTAGAATCTTGATTATCAATATATTGATTGATCGTGTTATTAACATATTGCGTTAACTCCGGTTTTAATTCTTCCCATGATTGGTTAAATTGATTAATTGTTGTCTGTTTTGTCAACTCAATCACTTGAGGCTTTAATTCTTCCCATGATTCATTAAATTGATTAATTGTTGTTTGTTTTGTCAATTCAATGACTTGAGGTTTTAACTCTTCCCATTTTTCATTAAATTGATTAATTGTTGTCTGTTTTGTCAATTCAATAACTTGAGGTTTTAACTCAGCCCAGTGTTTATCGAATTCGGTTTTAGACAATTCAATACAATACTTAATCATGTCCTCAATATTTTTATTCCATTTTTTAACAACATCGTTCACAGCTTTTACAACCCATCCGATATGACCCTGTAAATAATTTAAGCATTGGTAAATATTCATACCCGTGTTAAATTCACTCACATAGTTTTGAGCTAAATTTTTACCGCTTAACTTTACCTCGTCAAACTTAGGCAAAAAATTATCAATATCTATTTTGATCTTTTGATTTTGCTCAAACTGTTCTTTAATTGTTTGGCTTGCTGACTGCTTCTTTTTAATTTTTCTTAACATGATCTCACCACCTTCAAGCACATAATAATACAAAATAAATAAAAATAAAAGAAAAAGAGTTAACTTAATAACTCTTTTTCCCGCTTGTATTCATCTAAATAATAGAAAGGAGGGCGTCATGTCCTACTCATGACACCGATATTATAACATAACTATACGTTATATACAACCTTAATATCACAAGTTACATCGGAAACTGTATCTTTAATTGTTACAGTTGCTAAACCTTCCGCGTCAATCGCTTCTAATCCTTCAATCTTAACGTGTTTTAAATCGCTTTCGATTGTGGCTTTAACTTTATCCTCAACGCTAGATGTAGCAGTTAAACTATACTTAGCATTTAAACCACTTGTTTGAACTGTAAACGGTACGGTAATAGTCGCACCTTTACGTACTTCTACAACTTGTGGATTTGAATAAATCGCTGTAACTTTTTCCTCAACATTGCCAGAAACAAATGCAATTGCGTTTGCAAATCGACTTGTTGCAATTCCTTCCCAGTGGTGTAAAAAATAATTCCAATATAATCCCTTGGCATTATAAGCCACACCTACACTATACTTTTGGTCAAACACACGATAGATTTCACTATCACATACAATAGCTTCAATAGTACCTTGTGCCGTACTTGGTAAAGTTGGCAATACTAATACATGTGTTTTGAATTGCGCAAACTCTAGTTGGAATGTCTGAGCTAACCAATCAATATTTAAGTAGCTATTTGTTTTACCATTTAGAATAACGTAAATATCGTCATATTCGTTCTGTTTGGTAACTGCCATAGCGTTATATTCATTTGTTGGCTCGGTTAAATAAGATACGTATTCTGTAATTTTACGTGCTAATTCTTTAGCCGTATCCGTATCTGTTACAGCATTCGTATTTACAATTTTCATGAGTCCGTTTTCATAATGAGTAACTAAAGCGGATTTCATATAGTTATAATCATCTTTGTTATCACCATTATACATAGAATCAACAATACGTGCAATCAAACTATTTACACCATCCCATGTAACAAAATATTTACGTAAATCATCATCCGTAATAGTTGCTGGGTAGTATGATTTTCTATTTACTACGTAGAAAGCTGTTTTAATATCCGGTAAACTTCTTTTAAATAAAGTGTTTTCCGCATCAGCTTGGTTGTACGCGTGTTCTTTAGCGCACTCAACGAAATATTCTTCCATTGTGTAGCCTAGTGGCATGTTTTCCATTTTAAATGGTGCTAATTTATTCGTTAAAATATTACGGTGCGCGATCACTTTACCGATACGTGTCGCTAAATTCATAAACTCAACACCTAAAGTGTCCGGATATTCTAGTAAACCATTCATAAACTCTAAAGAACTTGTCTCGTTTGGGTCTCCAATCGTACTTCTAAAATTGCTTGAACTCATCGCATACATTGCACTTGCAACTTCTTGCCCGGTTGGTTCATGGTCCATACCTAAATCATTTTGTAACGTTTTAGTTACATCTTTTCCTGTTGTTTTTGACATCTAAATCACCTCTTTCATTAAATCCCTAATTTTCTTAAATCCATTGGCGCCTCATGTTTTGGCTTTTCTCCACCCGATTTTTCAACGCCGATTTGCATGAATAATTTACTGTTAGCCTCTGTCAAAGAATTATTCTTTTCAACTAATTTTGTGTTTTCAGCTTTTAAATCATCTAATTCTTTAAAGTTTTTTTCAACTTCAGCTCGCATATCATTTAACATAGTTGATCGTTCCGCTTGATCTCCAACCGTTAACACTTCTGTAAACTTTTCTCGTAATTCATCACGTTCCATTTTTACACATCCCTTCTATTTATAAATATATTCTATTAATTTTATAAAGTCAATATAAAATAAAACCCTCTTTTATGAGGGTTTTACAAATATAAGTTGCAAAGTTTAAAGCGTTACCAGCTAGTTTACTATTCCTATATATGTTGTTAGCACGTTTCACCGTGAGTAAACCTAACATACATGTCTGATTTCCTATCTTTATTCCTTACGTCAACATATTATCATGTTATTTACTTTTTGCCAAATCTTCTTTAACTTTATCTTTAACGTATTGACTAAACTTTTTCTTTTTCAATAAATCTTCAATGTATCCAACCACTTCAACCTCGCTTTTATTAACACAAATACAATACTTGTTTACATGATCTCGATACCACTTATTTCGATGTTGTTTCGACTTTTCACTCAACATTATCATCACACCCTTTTTTATGTTCTTCTTTTTCATCCTGCCATACTAACGGCATACCTAATATATATGTATGAACAAACTCATTTGTTTCATGGTTCACAATACTCCAGCCTTTTTCTAAATATTGGTTTAGCATATCAATATCTTTTCGATAGGCGCTATAATCATAATCTTTTATTGATCTAACAACTACCACTTTATTTTTGAGTGGAGGATTTCCGAACATAATTTCGTTGAATTCTTTTAGAGTCTTATCACACTTTTTAAATACTGCGTTATCATGATGATAAACTTCATAGCTTAAACTATCGAGTTCTTTATTCAAATATTTATAATTATCAGTTAATGAACCATATTTACAATATATAATCAAACAAAAAACTGCTAACACAATAATACACATTAATATCATTAAAAACATAAAATCCATTTTTCTACTCCTTTATAATCCAAATAATCATTAATACCATTCCTATAATATATACAACAAATAGAAATGTTACACTTAAACAGCAGAACGCCATAAATAAATAATACAATATATTTGTTAAAACACTTATCACCTTATCAACCTCCTTACCTGCTTTTAATACTAAATTGTCTATCTACTAATACAATACCACCAGGTACATGTGTCTTTTTCAAACAGTCATTAATAACGTTACCAACTCTAAAGTTATCATATGTTACGTTTTGTTTCGCCTTCTCTGTCATGCCGGCGCATTTCACATTCAAGTAATAACAGACTCCACCACGGATATAATATAAATTATCTTTACAGTCATTCTCATCAATATACTCCTGTTGGTGTTCCACGTATTCCTTATAACTGATTTCAATTTCTTCAACGTAACTTTTAGCGCCAATAAAATAAGATCGGTTAAATATGGATTCTAGACCCCAATATCCTAACTCTTTATCATCAATAATATCTTTAATAGCGTCCGGAACTTGTGTACCCACTAGATGTATAGAATCCGTATCAATATAAGCAACTCTATGGATACCTACCTTTTGTGCGGTTGATATCGTATATTTACGTGCATATGCCGTAACAAATTCCCCGTAAGGTAAATAAATAGGATCTCTAAATTGTTCGTCAATGACCTCTTTAACCTCACCATTTTCAAACGTTGTAAACATAGGGTCGTGAAGTCTTAATACACCATCATCCTCATCAATAAAAGGGATTTTAGGCGTGACATTTGGGTTCGTTGCGAATTTTCCGTAAACAGAATTCATTTTTCTTTTAGCGATAAATCGCTGTGCCCCTTTGGAATTTTTCTTAACTTCCATTTGCTCATCAATAAACTGCCTTGCGATACCTACACAACCCCTAAATTTATAGCCGTTATGAAACTCAACGTCATAAATATCATATTGTTCATTAAATAACTCCCAATCAACACTAGTGACAGTCATTCGTACAACATCACCGTTTGAGCTATCCACATATTTTTTACTACCAAAAAATCGACTAAACTTGTCTAATGAAATACAAGGAATATGATCTTTTTTAATATCAAACGCGAAACTAATCACGCCTACCCACAAAGGATATTCATCATCTTGCTGATATTCACCTTCAAAATAAATAGGTGTTTCATACGGTAAATTCTCATAGTACATACGACTAGGAAATAACGAATTTACATCAAATACAATACCTTGTGATATTTCCTGTTCTTTTAGTTCCGGATTAGCCCAAACAAAGCCACCAGCATAAGCAGGTCTTAAATCTCGGTCGACATTCATTTCTAACGTTGGGAATATCTTTTCAAACGCCATAGGCAGAGTTTTCTTAAATGATTCAAAACTACAGCTGGTCGCTGTCATTTTGTTAAATCCTAACTTAAAGCATTCATTCAAGGCCATACCTTCAATATCGATGTCATTAAATAAATAATCAACTTCATGAGGAGTTAACACATGTCCTTTTTCTCTCTTAGCCGTATAATCTAACTTTAACTTTCTAATTGGGAGGTTAAAATCATGTGCTATTTTCTTAATTGAAAAGGGTATCAGTTTGAACGAATCCCATATAGTTGTTTTTGTGGACCTATAAATTGAATATTTCCACCATATTTCAATGGAGTACCACAAACCTGTATTCGATATAATTGTTTTAAAACATCCGGTTTTAGGTTTTTCGGAATATTCATACCCATTATTTAATAACCAACTTACAATAAACTCACCATCAAATGCTAAATTGTGGAAATATAATTTTCGCGTTTTTTCTTTGCACCATTCTATAAAACCATCTATATCATTTCCATATTCTTTTAAATTAGAATCTTCAACAAAACTTGCGCCCCATGCCCACACTCTACAGTCTAAAGGGTCGGTTGTAGTTTCAAAATCACATGCCCAAATCTCTTTTGGACCTTTTTTCTTTGCCATACTACAACCCCCTTTGCATTATTTATACTTAACAACACCATTTTTAACATAAGCGCGTCCGGTAAATACGGCTAAACTTTCTCTTACATCTGCCATATCTGATTTTAACGCTCGACTAAGCTGTTCGTTAACAAACATTTGGTTTTCTGTATACTCACGGCTTAAATCTAAATATTTAAACGTGTTAAGTGCTTTTCTTTCTTGATAAAACCATTTTATAAAATCTTTATCTGATAAAGATTTTATATCTTTTAAAATTTCTTTCGCTTCTTCTTCTGTAATTATATTCCCTCTAACATGTTTCCCTAAAGCTGTTTCATAATTCAACCTTAAATTCGTAATTTTTTTATTTTTCTTTTTAGTATTTTCCTCTAAACTTTCAATTCTATTAGCTAATTGTTTAGGATATCTATAACTCTGAATATTAACATGGTGGACGGGTTCAAAAAATCCGCCTCTGTCGTCTTTTAAAACAGATAACGCGTTTCTAACACTAACACCCGTTTCGATACCGCCTTTTGTTTCTTTTAATTTCGTTAACCCGACACTTTTAGCTAGTTTTTTTCTTTGCTTGTTCTGTTTATCCACTAGCTTATTAGCCTTTTCAATGTCATTTCGATTGAAAACAACGCCATACCGATTTTCAATGTAACGATTCTCTTTATTAAATTTCTCGATATCTCTCAAATACTTATTAAATTCTTTACGATCATTAAAATCTTTTATAGAACGAATGTCATTAAATACAACGTCTTGCCCTAGGTTTTGCGCTCTTGTGGCGGTTCGTTTAGCACTTGCGATTGCGTTACGCAACCGCTTAACATCTTTCGTGCTTTTTCTCATTTTAGCCAATTTAAACACCCCCTTTTAAGATAAAATAAAAGGGTGTTGGCTAACACCCTTAATTAACTAGGCTATTTAACAGCCATTGACAAATATTTATTACTGCTTGAATTCGATTTCTTCTGAATAATCACAACGTGAATTGGTTGCTTTGTCCAATCATAGTTAAACACTTGTTTAAGTTGCTTTAATGATTGCAAGAAAGGTTTTGAATTTGTGGCGTATGCCTTGCCTTCCTTATCAATTACAGTGATTAGCTTACTACAGATAATCTCACCTGTTTTATCATTTTCCTTTTCTACGTCTTGTACAATAAAACCTGTTAAAAATAAATCTTTACCAACTTGATCGCTCAATCCCTCAGCATTGTTAACAGCGTTGAATAAGTTAACACGTTGCTCATAAGTCATATCCTCAGTCACAACTAAACCTGTATTTTCCATTGCCATTACTTCATTTCCTAAATTTTCCATTTTTAATATTCTCCTTTTAATTTTAACTATTACTTTTTCAATTAATTTATTTCAAGTTGCCTAATTTTGTAGTAGCATAACAATTTACAACCTATACGCTTTTATAGAGAAGTCATAACTCATTAACATTTTACATGTCGCACCTCCAATAATTCATCAATTTGTATATTTATTAATACAAACCACATAACTAACATTATGATTAATAATATAATGAAATTTATGTATCTGTTTGACACTTTATAATATTTGAAGTTTCCTTTGCAATGCTGGTATATTTGGTATATAGATAATAGCACCCAAATTATAAAACTTGCAAGGATTAAATTACTAATCATAATTATATCCTCGTCTCTCATTTTCTTTAATCATATCATCAAGCGATACAACGCCCTGTAGAACCTTACGTTTAAATAACGTCATAGTGCTATAGCGAAACGAATAACTAGCTATTACACTCTTTGAATTTAATTTACGAATATCCATTCTTATTAAATTCCTACGCTGATACACTAGATGAAAACCAAGTTTATAATCACATAAATACGTCTCTATAATATCAACAATTCTGTTGATATTATCCATTGTTATATCACTTGGATTATGTGAATGTTTGTAAATTCTACTCATAATGTCTATGCTCCAAAGATTTACTAAACCATCCTAAATCTTTACCTAATCCATGTATTACAGCCGGATATCCTTTTGCTTGTGGAATATAAATAACCGGTTGAGACCATTTATAATTCCAGTATACACTTACCTTTAAATCATGATCTTCTAAATAATCTAAAATAGGTGTATTTATCTGTCCATAAATAAAGTTATACACAGTCCTTTTAATTCTATTCCTAGATAAATAACATTCACATTGAATACCTTCATAATCAATGTAAATGTTTCTAATACTATAATGCTTCATTGTCTACATCACCTAACCTTTTTAATAACCATTCTAACATTATAAGAAAATAAATTTACCACTAGCATACTTAAGTAATTCATCTGATAGATCAGCAAACTGTGAAACTAAATAATCAAAATCACTAACTGTAACACCGTCGTCTTTTAAAGCATTAAGTATAATAATGTGCATTGAATTAATATAATTAACAATTAACATATTTTTAAATTCATCTTCAT